TAAGCATCGTTATATAGGGATGACGAAACGCCAAGAATTGTCCTCAGCTCTGTGGCTGTAACTATCGTTGGCATTTCGTCATCCTTTCAAGCAGTTAGGTGAGCGGCCAGCTCGGGAGCGGACTGGCCGTCACTATTTTGAATTTATTACTCAACCATCCAACGATAAGCGCCTGCGCCTACCTTGGTAGCTAGTGCTCCATAACCATAGTAAGCAACCTTGATTTGACCAGTTGCTACCTGTGCAGTCTCCAAGCGAAAACGGCTTGACTCATACCAAGTATAAGCCTCTGGATTGATGACGATAATTGTGTTATCGCCAACGCCTGATCCAGTTGTTAGGTTGCGATTTACGCGGAAATTAAGACCAAGTAGGTTTCCAGTTGCAGAGCCTACATTGAGATTTCCACCCTGATTCATATTGCCAATCAAGTTCTGGTAAATCGGACGACCACCATCAGCAAGGTTCTGAATTACGCCCCATTGCTGAGGAGAAGCGATAATGTTTTGTGCAAATCCGAGAGTGTTTGCGTAGATTGAAACGCCTGCATCGGAAATGAAGTCAAGAAGTCCAGCTGCATCAAGAGTGCGGTTTCCGCCATCTGTTCCACCAGCAACTAGGCCAGCGATAACTGCAACATCTGTTGCCTTTGCGTAAGCGTATTCCATTTGACGAACTAGCTCATCAAAGAAAGCAGGAGATGAACGATCAAGAAGTTCTACTGAGAACTCTTGTCCGCCAGCATACTTCTTAACGGTTACTGTGGTGTAAGCGCTTGTCATACCAGTTTCATCAATTGTTGCTTCTTCAGCTTCTTCTCCAACTGTTGGAACTGCTGTGATTTTTGGAATCTCAAAGCTCATACCAGCATCTGGTAGAACTCCGCGAGATACGGAATCAACTGCTGAACGATCAGCATTTGAAAGAGGATTGATTACCTCAGTTAGCTGACGAGTTGGGACAAGACCAGCGTTGTTGCTAGTTGTGTCATCTGCTGCGCGAACATAAGCGCGAGCATCGTCATTTCCTAGAGCAGCGCGAACGCTCATTTCTAGGTATTTGGACTTGGTGAACTCAAGTCTTGGAGTTGTGTAGAAAGCAGGCTTTGGAGCTGCAGCTTCTACTTTGGCTGCTTCTACCGCTTCTTCAACGGCAGGAGCAGGAGCGGTAGTGTCAGACACTTGGTCTCCTTCGGTTGGTTTGTCTGAATCAGCGGTTGCCAAATCAGAATCTTCTTTTGGTGCTTCATTCTCTGATGCTGCTACTTCGCTTACGCGAGCAGAATCAATTGCAGGATCAGTAACTAGAGAAACTTCATCTAGGGTTGCTGAGGTAATCTGCATAACGCCTTTGTTGTTAGTCCATTCGTTAATCTGTGCGCCAACGCTAAATCCATCGCGCAATCCTTCAGTTGCTTCTACTAGGGCATCTTCTCCAGCCATAGTGTTTGCAATCTTAAAGGTGGCTTCAATTCCATTAGCAGTTACATTGTGAGAGACCATCTTGCCAATTGGGCGGGTGCGGTCGTGCTCAAGAAGCAACTTAACTGGCTTAATTTCGATTGAATCTGCTGCGAATACTGTTGGGCCTACTGAAGTATTGCCTTGCTCATTCCAAGTAACAATAGTTCCAGTAATCGTTCTTTTAATAGTGTCGGCAGCTGTTACTGCCATTGGCATATTAACCTTCATTTGGAATCAAATCTTCCTCTCGCTGAATTTGCTCAACGCTCATCGCGCCAATGCGGTTTAGGATTTCATAAACTTGAGCTCTCTCTAATGCGTTACCGCGTAGGAAGTCATCAAGTGCAAAGCGCACCATTACAGGATTAGGAACAAAGTCCGGTAGTGATAAGCGTTCCTCAATTGCCTTAAGTATTGGGCGAAGTGAGAAATCTACTAATGAGCGCCGCTCGGACACAGCGTTTGAATAAGTCATTGAAGTCGATTCGGCGCTCAAGAAGTAGGCAGGTATTCCACAGGCCCGAGCTAATTCTAATGCTACATATTGACGCGCTTCAGCAAGTTGCATTGCTTTAGGATCAAAGCCAAATTGCTGTAATTCAACATCAGCATTTAGAAATGCAGTTGAGCGAGTTTGTCTAGCATTTTTCCAAGCGCTTAATAAAGCTGAAATTCTTTCGGCAGTTAAATTAGTTCCATTTGATTTAAGAACCATAGATGGAGCAGGCTCTTTAGCATAATTAACTGCTGCGTTTTCAAGATAGACCGCTGCTGCTACTGTTTTACCAGCGCGATGCAAGAAGCCTTCATCTGGGCCATCGAATCTAATCAATGAACCTACGCCTTGAAGTGGAACTGACTTGCCATCAACTTTATATCCAGTAATTTCAGTATTTAGGAAATCGGTATCAACTGTAACTCGGTCTGGACTGACGCGAGTCCAGGCTCTTACTCGACCGCCATCTGTAGAAGAATACATTTCTAACACCTGGCCATAACCAGCACCATAAAGCCAAATATCTTCCGCGAGCCAGTTGTAGATTACGAATCCTGCAACTCTTGGGTCTGGCTGATTGATAACTCTGTGTGGATCAACATACTGGCCAGTAATGCGATTGAAAGTTGTTAAAGGTAATGAGCCAATAGTTCCGCAGATGATATTGCGAGCTCTTGCAACGGATGGAACACTCATTGCTAATTGGCGAGTGGTATTAGTTGCACCGCCGAGAATATTATAAACACTATCGCTAATTTGGACTGGAGTCAGCGCGGCTGCAACATCTGAAACCTTTGTAGGTTTAGCCGTCTGAACCTGTGGAAATAGAAAATCTCTTATAGCACCCATTGATTACATTGTAGGCGAGCAGACTTACACTATTTGAATATCTACGCCACTTTCAGACATTGTTGCATAGTGTGTTGCCAAGGCTGAAGCAATTGCTCCGCAGATTGTTGTATTACTTACTTTGCGACCCATTACCCAGCCGCCGTCACCGAAAGGGAGTTTGACGGCGGATAGGCATTGCTTGGTCAGCTCATCTTGTCCCGAGTGAGCCAACCGCTGAGATGAGATAGCTCCCAGTAACTCATCGCAGCTTTGGGCATAGTCAAGGCCGTCTATCGGCTCAACCCTAATACCAGCAGGAGCTAACCTAGCTGCGACCGCTGACGCGGTTCTGGCTGAATAAGCAACCAGTTGAACTGGATACTTACGCACCCATTCCGCTATATCGTTAGCCATTGCTTTATCGTCCAGATTGGCAGGGTTATGCCAAGTGTGAAGCAAATGGACTTGAAACTTATCGCCATCAAGTCTTTGGCTAGCAACTAACGCCGCTTCTTTTCTGCTAGGGCTTAGATCAATAGCCAGCCAAGTATCTGCCTCAGGGTTGAGTCGAAGTCCCTCAACTTTGCAACTTTCCCATTGAGACGGATTGATAACTGGGTTTATAGTATCGACCCATTGACATAAAACTTCTGTGCGCACAATATCCTCGGGGTCTGACAAGACGGCTCTTATGTTGTCTGGATGAACTGTTATGCCAAGTGATGGATTAGCTTGGCAGACACCTAGCCAGAAGGCTGGTGAGTTATCAAATTTAATCCCTTGGGGCGCTGACCATTCAAACCAACCAATATCATCATTGCTACCGAATATGGCAGCCATTGCTCTTTCCCTAAGTTTATTTAGAACGATGCTGTGTTGATCTCCAGCATTTGAATAAACCCATATTTGAGGATTTGGGCTAGCCATTTGGGTATATCGCAAAGCAGACCAAACATCCTCATCTTTATACTCTCTAGCTTCGTCTAGGTGTATCGTTTCAGGGGCTGCAATGCCTCTACCAGCCGAGTTATTGGCTCGGACGATATATCGGCGGCCTTCAGTAAATTGAAGCTCTTGAAATCCCTTACTTTCCAGCTTCTTAGTAAATTCAGCAGCTAGCCTTGGATTCTGTTCAATAATTCCATAAATCTTATAAAAGAGCTCTGCTGAGGTAGTTAGCTTATGAGCGGTATGGACTTGCAGTTTTTCTTTTAATACATAGATCCTAAACAGGATTTGAAGCGCCATAAAGGTTGATTTGCCTTGTTGTCTCGCGCACAAAAGGGTTATGACTGGATGAGCCCATCGGCCATCGGGTTTCTGTTTTAAGCTGTGATGAGCCAGCCATTGCTGCCAAGGCATCAGCTCAAAGCCGATTTCCTCGCAGAATTTAATCATTTGCTCGCCTAGTGAAGGTAAATCGTTGAGTTTTGTGTGGATTCGCGGTTCTGCCACACCTCGGTAAGTCGATTCGTCCCGGACTCGGGCAATCTCTCCCAATTGAGCCATTTCAATTTGTTTCATTCCTGATAATGCCTAGCCGAGCCATTTTCAGGGAAAATCTTCCTAATGGGGGTCGTGGGTCTGGGTGCGCGCTCAAAAAAGGTAGGGGTCATACGATCGCGCTTAGAACTATTGCATTGAGTGCAGCAAGCCACCATATTAGAAGCTTCATCAGTTCCACCCTTGCTGATAGGTATCAGGTGATCTACTGTGTTGGCTTCTTGACCGCAGTAATGGCAGGTATTGTAATCGCGTTGCAATACTTGCAATCTAGTTCTCTGGTAATAGGTTGAGTTATATCTTCTACTCAATGCCAGCCCCGAGTCTCAAGGTGATGAAG